TTTAACTACACTACAGCCAACAAACAGTGAGATTCAATACTTAACACATAAGCCTATTGAAGGCAAAATGGTAATCTTAGATGGTAAAGTATGGCACGGATCTTATCCTACACTAGAAGATAGACATGTATTTGTTGTAGACTTTGAATATGAAGGTGTAATATAGTGGATATAGAAACTTTAGATACTGCATATCAAGGTGACAAAGACTTTTTTTGGTTATGTTATAACGGACGTATACCTGACTATTGGATTAGTAAAGACAAATATACAGACTATAGTAAATTTTTAGAACTATTTGATAATCCACCAAAGTCACATATAGATTATGGCGGCGCAGTAATACAATATAAAGACGACGACTTCGCATATCCTTATAATGTAGATCAACAAGGTGTATATTTAGAATGGATTAAAAAGTCTATAGAAAAGTTTCAGTTTAAAAATATAAAATTTAAAAAGTGTTGGTGGTTAACATACCCAGAGAATACTTTTTCAGGATTACATACACATGAAGATAGAGGACAACGCACAATGACATGTGTTATGTTCTTAAACACAATATCAATAAGCACAGAAACACCACTAAATGGTAAATTAAAAGCAATTACTGTAAATCCTGTAACAGGTGAATTAGTAAGTGATATGATAAAATGCATAGCAGGAGATGTAGTGGTTATGGATGGTAAAGTTTACCATGGCGTATATCCTACATTAGAAGAAAGAAAGGTATTTGTAGTTGACTTTACATATGATGTAGAAATTGACTAATGATAAGGTTCAGTTCTTGTCAGCAATCACCAAGATTGCAAATACATACAGTATATAAAGAAACATAAAAGGAAACAATATGACACAGTGGATTGGAGCAATCACAAGAGGACATAACGGCGGCGCCGTATTATTAAAAGATGGTGAAATTGTATTTTCAATCGAAGAAGAACGTCTAACTCGTAAAAAATACGACGGTGGACCACTTGCCGCAATGATTAAATTTCTTGATTATACAGATAAATTAGATTATCTTGTAGTAGCACATACACAACCATTAGCAGAATCAAGTAGGATTGACTTTAGTGGTGGTGATATGTATACAGGATTAGCAAGGAAACTAGGACTAATTGATAGAAACGATAATGCTTACACAGCAGATGGCCAACATAATCATAGGCAAGTAATTGACCTAAGTCACATACATCATAAACTACATGCGGCCTGTGCATTTTATCGTTCAGGATTTGAATCAGCAGTAAGTGTTATTGTTGATGGAGCAGGTACATTTATACCAATGAACATTAACATGGGAGTGTTTAACGAAGAATACATGTCATGGGAATGTGAAAGTATCTTTAATTGTGCATATCCTGATAACTTTAAAACTTTATATAAGCATCAAGGCGGTAACGGGCCTTTTCCAGGAACACGTATTCCGTATATTCCATCAGACCGCGAAGGTGAAGAAGGATTTCATGAACTTGTACTAGATGACAGTGCAGGTATTGTTAAAGCATACGAAGCAGTAACACAATATTGTGGATTCCAACCTATTGAAGCAGGTAAAACTATGGGACTTGCGCCATATGGTAAGAAAAACTTAAATATTCCTCCAATTTATTCTGATGGTAATGGTGGCAAATGGCGAACAAGTGATAGAAACGTTGTTATTCCAACATATCCAAATGCGGCTTTAATAAATGAAGCAAAATATGACTATTTAGAAACAGCACAAGATACAATTGATAATAAAACTGACTTAACTACCCAAGAAAACCGTAGAGACTTAGCATATGCAGTACAAGAAGGATCACAACAAGAAGTATTGAACCTTATTTTTAAAGCAGTTGAAATGTCTGGCAATAAAAATGTAGTACTAAGTGGAGGCTATGCACTTAACTGTGTTGCAAACTACTGGTACCTTGATAAGTTGAATAAAGAAGGTATTAAGTTATATGTTGAACCTGTTAGTAACGATGCAGGCACAGCAATGGGTGCGGCTATGTTAGTATATCATCAAACTACTAAAGACAAAACTGTAAGACATTATGCAGAAACAATCTACGAAGGTTTTGAATACACGTATACTAATGATCAAATTGAAGACACTGCAAACAAGTATGGTGCTTCGGTTATAGATGCAGATAATAAAAAAATTATCGAATTGATCAGAAGTAAAAATATTGTTACATTATTTCAAGGCAAAAGCGAAAACGGGCCACGTGCATTAGGAAATAGAAGCATACTTTTTGATCCAACACACGAAGATGGTAAGGATTATGTAAACAAAGTAAAGCGTAGAGAGTATTTTAGACCCTTTGCGGGAAGTATTCTTTTAGAACATGCACACGAATGGTTTGATATGCGTGGATTAGAGCAAACACCGCATATGATGTATGCTATGGATTGTCAAGAAGGCATTGCAGAAAAGATTCCAAGCATCATTCATGTTGATGGTACTTGTAGAATTCAAACTGTGACCAAAGAACAAAACAAACACTACTATGAGCTTATTGAAGAGTTTCATAAACAAACAGGTGTTCCAATTATTTTTAATACTAGTTTTAATTTAGGTGGTGAACCTTTAGTTGAAACATTAGATGATGCTGTACGTACACTATACAATAGTGAAATGGAGTATTGTTATCTACCTGAGTATGGCAAACTAATTGAAATGAAAAACTAATGCTGGTAAACTTATATTCCATTCCAGTATATAAGATAAAATTACCGGAGCATGAACAAGTACAACAAGACTTTGCTGATATACTTGATAAGGATGAGTATTTTAGCAAAGTACCTTCTTGGTACAGTCCTGTAGATACTACATATGGTAACCCTGATGCTTCGAACTTACCATTTAAGACGTTTATTAGATCAGCAATTACTGGACTAAACGAATATCTTGAAAACTTTAGTATAGACTTAAAATTAGATTATAGAATTGAGTGTTGGCTTAACAAATACAAACCTGGCTCATATCAAGAAGTACATAACCATGTAGGAGTTGCACAAATTAGTTGTGCTTACATGATGAACACACCAAAAGATAGTGGCAACTTTGTATTCTATAACAAGGGCTATGACTTTTTACATCAATCAGGTCTTCCTGCATTGTCAACACAACCATTTAGATACAATAATAGAGTAACACCTCCGTTAGAAGAAGGCGATATTGTATTTTTTCCTAGTAACTTAGAACATTACGTATCTAATAATACTAGCGACCAAATAAGGTCAACAATTAGTGCTAATTTTGTACTATCGGAGAAACAAGATGATTAAAAACACAATTAATGAAGAAGAAACATTTGCTGTTAATGAAAACTACGACACAAGATTACATAAGTTTGGAAAAGCAGGTGTACATGTATTAGTAGTTGATAACTTTTATAAAAATCCGCACTTAGTAAGACAACTTGCTTTAGATATTCCAGCATCTGTTAATAGACGTATTAGAGGCGGAAACCCTGCACTAAGAATTAATGCATTTTACGAGTTATCAAGTCTAGCTCAACCATATCATCACTTAGCATCAGAGTTTTTTCCGGAGATAATGTATCAATACGAACCAGGATACATGGATAGAAGCTTTATGAATGCAACATTTATGATTAATGTTATGCAATCAGAAGGACTACCCCCACTTGCACCACATCAAGATAATCGATCAGGTATTAATCTTGCTAGTACAATTTATCTAAACAATGAAAACGAATCTGCTGGCGGCACAAGTTTTTACGAGTTTGGTGGCAAACACTTTTATACTGAAAGTGTAGTAGACAATGACTTTAATGTCACTATGGATGTAGAAGGTAAGATTCCAGTAACACAATACATTACTGATAGTTCACATGACTGGGAAATGATTGGAATGATACCAATGCAGTTTAATAGAATGGTATTATACAATCAAGCAGTATTACATACTGCATATGTTAAGCCGGGTATGTTTGTAGATGATAACTACAGAATGAATCAGCAGTTTTTTATATAGGAGAATAGTATGGTATTATACAATCAAGCAGTATTACATACTGCATATGTTAAGCCGGGTATGTTTGTAGATGATAACTACAGAATGAATCAGCAGTTTTTTATATAGGAGAATAGTATGGATGATAATTTTGATGGAGTAGAAGTATACGATAACATCTTTCCTATTGATTGGTGTAAGCAAGTAATCAAAAGATTCGAAGAATTATCTTCAATGCAGATGACTGCAATACAACAGCAAGGTGTTGATAGGAATCAAGACGAACGCATATACATGGATTGGGCAAATCACAACAGTCATTATCATGCAGACGAAGATTTATGTAAATTTTTCTTTGAAACACTAAACAAAACATATTTAGAAAAGTATAAAAAGAAATATGAGAGCTTAGGATTGCTATTTCAACATACAGCAAAAGGTATGAGCGTTCAAAAAACAAAACCACACCAAGGATACCATGCATGGCATTGCGAAAATGCTGATGTAGCAACAAGCACACGGGTATTAGCATACACAATATATCTAAATGGTGTTGAAGAAGGCGGTGAAACAGAATTTCTTTACCAAGGACATAAAATTAAACCTGTTCCAGGTAGACTAGCTATCTTTCCTACATCGTTTACACATCCACATCGAGGCAATCCTATCTACAAAGGCGTTAAGTACATTATAAGCGGATGGTATACATTAGATCACTAGGAACAAAATGAAAATAGCAGTAGTAGGTGGCGGCACAGCAGGCTTTGTGTCAGCGTTAATATTAAAAACAAGTTTTCCAAACTTTGAAATTGATGTAATTCGATCTACTAAGATTGGAACTATTGGTGTAGGTGAAGGTTCAACAGAACATTGGTCTGCCTTTATGGATTTTGTTGGTATTCAAACAGGCGAACTTATTAATGAATGTGATGCTAGTTTTAAATCTGGTATTATGTTTGAAGACTGGAGTGAGAAACCATACTTACAAAGTGTTCATGAGCCATATGTTGCTGAACAACTAGGCGCACCAATTGCATATGCTAAATTGATTGGTGAAAAGGTAGATGCTAGAGAGTTAACAGGTGAATACCTTTGGAATAATGCAACACCATTTAATAAATTTATGGACGAGCGTCCTAATGATACCGGAGTAGCACAATATCATTTTAATACTGCAAAGTTAAATGACTTTTTAACTAAGTTTTCATTAGATAAAGGCATTAATGTTATTGATGACGAGATTACTAGTGTAAATGTTAGTGAATGGAACAAAGTAGAAACAATACAAGGCGAAAAAGAATTATATAAGTATGATTTTTATATTGACTGCACAGGCTTTGCTAGGTTATTAATTGATGCAGTTGGTGCTGAGTGGCAAAGTTATAGTAAGTATCTTAAAATGAAAGAAGCTATTGTATTTCCTACACCAGAAGGAGATGAAATCCCAATATGGACACTTGCAAAAGCAATGGATGCTGGTTGGATGTTTCGTATACCTGTTCAAGGACGTACAGGTAATGGTTATATATTTGATAGTGACTTTATTACAGCCGAACAAGCACAAACCGAAGTTGAAAAATATTTAGGACACGGTGTTGAAGTAGCAAAACATATTAAATTTGATCCAGGCACACTTGACAAAGCATGGATAGGTAACGTATGTGCTATTGGTCTGAGTCAAAGTTTTGTAGAACCATTAGAAGCAAGTAGTATTGGTAGTAGCATTAATCAAACATTTTTATTAGCACAACGTCTTATAAATCATAATCAAGAAACAATTAATAGGTACAATCTCGAAGTTAATGCTATTATGGATAACATTAGAGACTTTATTGTGTTACATTATATTACTGAAAGAAGAGATACACCGTTTTGGAAAGCAGTATCAGAAACACCTATACCAGATAGTTTAGATAAAAATTTACGTATGTGGAAAGTTAGAATGCCAATTGCTGACGATATGACTACACATACTAAAAAAGTTTTGTTTAATGAATACAACTATGCATTAGTAATGCATGGCTTAGGATTATTTGATAACGAAAGTATATTAAAACAATATGAAACAGTTCCGCAAGGTGCAAAGGATCATGTTGAACAAGCAATACAACACAAATTAGAATTTGATAAAACAAAAACTATTCCGCACAAATTAATGCTTCAATTGTTGCGGAGACTAACATGAGAATATTTGCCTTTGGTTGTAGTTTAACACAATATTTTTATCCTACATGGGCTGACATCCTAATACATCATTATAAACAAGAAGGCGCCACTATTGGAGAGAACTGGGGACGTAGTGGTGCAGGTAATCAATATATTTCAACTCGGTTATGGGAAGCACATACTGAACATAAGTTTAATAAAGATGATATTATCTTATTGCAATGGTCTAGTTTTTTTAGAGAAGATAGATTTCATATGGGCAAAGGCTGGCACACTCCAGGCAACTTTAGTAAAGCAACAGTAGGGCAGGACATTCCTTTTGTACTTAATAGTTGGCGTTACGAGTCTATGTGGCAATGGGCTGACATGGCGTGGGCTACAATGCGTGATTGTGCGTTGATAAGCAGTACACATAAAGCATTAGAAAGTCTAGGATGCAAAGTTATATCAACAGGATTTAGGGAACCTACTGAAGGTTGGGACGAACTTAGTAAAGAATTTAATACTAAAAATAAGTATTTAGAATTAGAAGATGTAAGAGCTATATTAGAAAAATATAAAGATGATATTAAAACTACATGTCCTCCAATACTTAATGCACTAGGCTTTGGAGTTGACGACGAGTTTTTTGAAACAAGACCAACTAGTATACCTGATCCAAATCCAGAACTACTACACTTACATCAGCCCGAAGTACACCCACTTACACACGAAGCGGCGGACTTTGTACAAGAGCAGATATGCAAATTAAATAACGAAACTTTAGACTTTGTTAACAAATGGAAGCAAACACTAACAGCTGAAGATTCAATAAAACTTTACGAATTAGACTGGTTTAACTCTGAAATACACGGCTGGTCAGATGATAGATGGAGACCTTAAAATGAGTACACCTGTGATAGGACTAGACAGAGACGGAACAATAAATGTAGACATAGGCACATATGTAACAAAGCCTGAGCAGTTTACACCTATTGAAGGTAGTTTAGAAGCAGTTAAAATGATACGCAACAAAGGTTACGATGTAGTTATTTTAACTAATCAAGCAGGCATAACAAAGGGTATAATGGATCCTGTAGATGTTGATATTGTTAACAACTATATGTTAGAATTACTTTGGAATGTAGGTTGTAGGAGTATTAACGGATTGTATTACAGCACATCTAATCTAAAAGATGATGTGTATGCTAAACCTAATACAGGTATGTTTAAGCGTGCCTCAGCAGAAATTGGGGTTGATTGGAAGAATGGTGTATACGTAGGTGACAAAATTAGTGATTTAAAAGCCGCTGTAAAGGCTAAAGCAAAGCCTATATTAGTACGCACAGGCCATGGTGCTGAAACAATTAAGAAGTTAAATACATTTGCTAACAAAGACCTTAAAAAACAAACAGAAACATTTGATAACCTAAATCAATTTGCTCATAGCCTAGTAGATTTAACATAAATTGTACTGTTACATATCTTTGTAAAACGATAAATACAATATGGAGCATGAACAATGAATAAACTTCTGACAAATCTTTTTAGTAAAGGTGCAAATAACACCATTCATCTGCCGAGCAGATCAAGTTTTAGTTACAGAGGTAGCTGGATTGGAGTCCAATATAATACTGTTGTAGACTCATTTCATTTAGGTGAATATAGCAGTGCAGTGTATCAAATTACAGTAGAGTTTGATTCAAATGAAAAAGAAATTATGCAACTTTCAGTAGTTGCTAGACCAGATAGAGCTGTTGCAACTATATTCGGACGTTCAAGTATTAACCAAGAATTAGTAAATTTATCTGTCACAGTTGATGCAAGTGAAGTAAAAATTAATGCTAGTCCAACGTCAAATATTTACGCTGGTGCAAAGTTAATTTTTCATGCTACATATGCAAAAACTATTCATCAGCTTACTCCTCCTGCAATAGTCGCAGATGTATCCACTGTAGAGGAGTCTGGGGTAAATACTTTTGATGCAACAACTACGTATTTCGATAATACAAACATAACATTTGATAAGGTGTAAGGAATGGCAAAATCAACAATTAACTTAGGTACAGCCGCAAATGACGGTACTGGTGATAATCTTAGAGCAGGTGCTACTAAGGTTAATGCTAACACAGACGAGCTGTATAACGCTTTAGGCGACGGAACAAATCTTAAAGATATTGTAAACTCAAGTATGGAACTTGATATACAAAATGACGATTCAAAAATTAACAAAGTAGCATTTCATGCCGCAACGTTAAACCAAATGAACGCAATTAGCACAAGCACATATCATGGTGCAATGTTACACGTACATGAAGGTGGAACAGTTTATGTTGCACATGCAAGTGCATGGCGCAAACTACTTTTAGATGCAAGTGCAGGAGCAATTCCTAACTATACAGATCCTTTAAAACCGGTTGCTTATGTAGGAAACATTAATAGTTTATCAGATGTTGATACAACATCACAGGCACCACAAACAGGCAACGTTCTTAAATGGGACGGTGGCAAATGGGCACCAGGAACAGATACTACATCAGGTGGAGGCGGAACAGACGCTGACACATTAGACGGATTTGATAGTTCATACTTTACAAACTTTGATAACTTAAACAACAAGCCATCCATTCCGGCTTCATTAGTTGATTTAAGTATTATTGACGGATCAAGTGGACAAGTTTTATCTGCAAACGGTAATGGAACATTTACTTTTATTACACCAGCGGCTGGCGGACTACAAAATATTTTCCAAACAGTTGACGGCGATTCAGGTACTACTACAGCAAATTCACAAACAGATACATTAACAGTTGCTGGCGGTACAAACATTACAACTAGTGTTGTTGGCGATACACTAACTATTAATTATAGTGGTGATGCACTAAGTGGTGAAGCTAACCAAAACGCATTTAGTAATGTACAATCAGACGCAGGACTAGCGGCGGCTGATAGTAAAACTGATACACTAACTATTGCAGGTGGTACAAATATTACTACATCAGTATCAGGTGACACAGTTACTATTAACGGAACAGTTCCAACGTTTGCAAGTTTATCAGATACAGACTTAACAGGCGCAACAGCAGGTAATGTTTTAGTATATGATGGTTCAGACTGGATTGATAGTCCACATACATACGATCAGATTGCATATCCTGCAATGACAATGTTAACTGTAACAGCTGATAGTAATAACGGATATAAGTTTAGTCAATACGGTAATACAGAAGATCCAACAATTTATGCTTTAGCAGGTGCAACGATTGCATTTAAAATTAACAGTGGCGCAAATCATCCATTCCAAATTGAAACAAGTGGAGGTTCACCATATAGTAATGGACTTATACACGTTGCATTAGATGGAGAAGAGTCAACAGGATCAGATGCACAAGCTAAAACATCAGGTACATTATATTGGCAAGTTCCAGCAAATATTAGTGGCAATTATCAATATCAGTGTACAGTACACGGTTCAATGCAAGGTACTATTGTAGTGAAAGCATTGAGTGCAATTTAAGGAAATAGGGATAAATGGCAACAGTAATTAACGATAAATTCCAAGCACAAAACGGATTTGAAAGTCCTAACTTTACAGTTGATAAATCGGGTAAGCTAACTGCACCGACTATTGATGTTCAAAGTATTTTGCTTAACGGAACTCCGTTTGTTGCTTATGTTCCACCTGCAGATGACACAGGTGATGACACAGGTACACAGGTATCAAACAGTTTTGAAAGCCTTGCTGTAACAGGCGGTGTTTTCAAAGTTAACTATTTAGGTAATACATCATTATCTGTAGTTAATGGTAGACTAACAATTAGTAGTATTGGTGCTTTACCAGGTAGTATTGACAATGTAGAAATTGGATATAATACTCCTTCGCAGATTAGAGTACATACAATTGATATGGCGGCTAATCCGGATAGTACAGCATCGACTATAAATATGAATGGTGCATCAGTAAAAGGTGATGTTAATATCGCAGATAACGTGGTTTTGATTAACCAGCCTACTGTAGGCACCCACGCAACAAGTAAAGGTTATGTAGACGCAACGGCAACAGCCCTTGCAGTAGCATTTGGAGCATAAAGAATGGCTAAGAAAAAGATTTATAATTACAAGTTTTACCCAGGACTAGGATTAAATGATAACTCATATCCGAATGCATGGGCATTGCTTACAACTAACAAAGACTTTATACAAAAAGAAGTTGCGGCTTGGATATTACAACAAGTAAACGATAACGCAACAGGATTTGTAGGTTATACATACAGTCAGTCTAAATGTGAAAGAGACACAGGATTTAACATTGACGCTTGGGCACACGACTTACGCTACACAGGTAACGAAGAAACAACAAGAATTTCACATACATATTGGGAACAAGATGTTGCACAGGTTGATGGAGACAGAGTAGCAGAAGTAAAAGCAAAAGAATTTACACGTGATCTAATTATTAATCACGTATTCACTAACAGTCCACAGTCAACACCATACCAAGGAAACGTAGCACAAGTTACTAACGGTGTAAATGGCGAAGCCCAAGCTGGCTCACGCATTCAAACACTTTCAGGAATTGTTATAAATGTATTGACTTCGGGTACAGGTGCATTACCAACATTCGAACGTAAAGGCTTAGGACATGTTAGATTCCAAGGTAACTACGATGCTAGTGACTTATTAATTGTAACTAACACAACTAAAACAGAAGTTATCTATAACTTTACAGATGTACTTAAAGGTGGTAGAGTAACAAGAGTTGACGATGTTACACCAAGAGATTCAAGTGGCTATGTACCAAAATATGATAGTACTTCATCTAATGAAAATGCAGACAGCGACTTTCCAAAATACTTACAAGTTACTGATGCTGTTACAATCTTAGATCTTACACATAATACTGAAGGTCAATCAGAAACAGACGAATTACAAATCTTTATTGACTCGCCAGAACAAATTACAAGACCATATGACTTTGGATCAGACGCTATTGAACGTATGCGTATTGCTCCACCGTTAAGTATGCTTGACGCTGACTTTGAGTACGGACTACAGCCTACTAAATGGTCAGCTATTGGTATGATGCGTGGTTATCCAAGTGTTTACGAACTTCCAGGTACTGATACACAAGTGCTAAGTGTTATTACAGATGCTTCA